CCGGAGGGTGTCGGGGCAGCTTATCTTGTCCCGCACCGCCTCTTTGGCGAGCTGGTGCCGGATGCTGGCGAAGTATTTGGAAACGTCCATCTTGACCACCCACGCTGGGCCGGTGGCCACCATTCCGCGGAGCCACCGCTCTACCCTGGCGGCGCCGGCATGGGAGCCTTTGCCTGGCCGGCAGGCATAGCTGTCGTAAATCATGCCCTTGTCCCATATCGGGCCGCAGAGGGCACAGATGGCATGCTGCGCCACCCGGTCCCGGTAGGGCGCCGCCAGTATCTCCCGGCGCTTGGGCTCATACACCAGGAAGGCCCGGTACCGGCCGGGGCGATAGGTGCCCCACAGCATCTCCATCTGTAGGGTGCCCAGTTCCTCCCAGAGGTTCGCCTCGAACAGCCCCACCTCGAAGCGGTCACGCTTGCCGCGCCGCGCCAGGCGGTGGGCTCGCTCCAGATTGTCCCAGTCGATGATGCGCTCAATAAGCCGTTTGTGCTTGGCTCCCATCCTTGCTCCGTTCTTCTTGTTTGGGCGACCTGGCGGGGCTTTCGCTTGCGCTACTCGCGCCGCCCGGCCTGTCGTATTCGGCCTGGCACTGCCAGGGCCGGGATGATGTGGCTGACCCCCTGTTACAGGGATGCTAGGTGACGGCAACGCCGTTGCCGTCCTCTCTGCAAAATAGGTGGTCACAGACGCAGCGCAGACCCGTATTCGTGTTCACGTTCTCCGGGTTGTTGTTGGAGTTCGCGCAGCGCGAGCCGCAGTGGACGCCGTTGTCCCAATTGCCCCCGGCCATCCAGAAGCGCCAACAAGACGCCGAAACCCACACCACCCCTTATTCGGTTACTGCTTGAACCGCTGACGCCAGGCGCCAATCATGGCGCCCACCTCCTTGAGCTGCTGCGCCGCCTCGCCCACGCGCTTGGCGCCTATCAGCTTTCGCTCGGCGCCATGCCTCAGCAGGGAATGAATAAAGCGGACTTGCTCGTCCGCTCGGTACACCTTGCTTTTCTGGCCGCTGGCCGCCGCCTCGATGATGCGGCTCACCAGCTCCCACAGGGCATCTTCCAGCCTGGCACCGTAGCGGTAGCGTTGATGCCTGGGGATCTTGTCGAGGACCGGCCCAAGGTCGGCGATCAGCTTCTCGGTCTTGTTCAAAAGAACAAGACCCCGCTGCCGCGGGGCCTCATCAGGGCTCATGGTCACAGGGAGTCACAGACGCAGCGCAGACCCGTAGGCGTGCTCACGTTCCCCGGGTTGCTGATGGAGTACGCGCAGCGCGAGCCGCAGTGGACGCCGCTGCCCCAATTGCCCCCGGCCAACCAGAAGCGCCAACTGGAGTGGTAGAGATCACCGCGAGCCTGGGCCGCATCCTTGCCGTTATCCAGGATGGTGGTATCCCACGCCCAGGCGGCGTTGCCGTCGTCGTAGAGGTCGAGACAGGGCTCCCACAGGTTGCCCACGGCATCCACGATACCGGAACAGGCCACAGACTTGGCCACCGCCCCGGTGGTGGTGCGGCCGCTGTTGGTGGTGGCGCTCCAGGCGGTGTCGTTGTTGCCGTCATTACCCTGGGGCGCGCCGTCGGCGTAGACGTAGAACTCGTGCAGGTAGGGCAGGCGCTTGCCGGCGTTGGCAGCCAGGACCGGGAGGTCCAGGTAGCGGGAATAGCCCTCAGTGCCGGAGAGCGGGGTGGCGCCGTAGGCGCTGACCGGGACGGTCTCCGGCCAGGTGCCGGCACCCTCGCTGTTGAGGTAGATATCCGCCCACAGGCGCCCAGGGATCACCTCCGCCATGCCGGTGGGGTCGCACTTGGGGCGGTGCTGAAGGTCCCAGCAGCTGTTCGGCAGGATCTGCGCCAGGGGCGTATAGGCCGCGTCGTAGCGGTTCGCCAGGGGGCGGTAGCGGCCGTAGTGGAAGCCGCCCACCTTGCGGCTGTTGGTGCTGGTGTAGCCGGTCGGCACGGTGCTATTCATGGAGGCGAGCCACTTGGCGATACCCGACGCCTGCTGCACGGCGTAGATATAGACGTTATCGCCCAGAGTCAGACCCACCACGGTGCCGTCGTGGTTCTCGGCTGCCGTCGGGTCCCAGTCGGTCTGGGCAGTCAGCAGGTAGCCCAGGCCGTTGCCGCCGATGTTGATTTGCCCCTCGGGCAGGTCGAGGGTGTCGCCGGTGCCCTTGGCAATCTCACCCATCAGCGAAACACCACCGGCCGGCTGTCCCACCAGACGGATGGCGCTGATGAGCTGCGCGTCGTTTTCAGGGTCCAGGGCGCCGCCGTTGTGCTCGGCGATGGCCACCAGCTCACGCTGCAGCGTGTTCAGGTACTCGGCCATCAGAATGGTGGCCGGGGTGCCGCTCTGCGGGTCGCCGTTGGTCCACTCGTCGTTGATGTCGGCATTACTGCCGGCTACATCTCCAATCTTCTGCATGTCGCTTAACCTCCCAGCTCTGCCAGTTTCGCTTCAACCTCGGCCACGGTGTAGCCAAGGCGATCAATCGCCGCCCCAGGGTTTGGCCCCAGCTTGTACTGCTTGCGCGTCTCGGTGCCGTCCTCGGCAGTGTCGGTGATAACCCTGTACTCCGGCTCCGGGCCGTCCGGGTCTTCGGTGGCGCCCAGGTCGCGGTCGTAGGCGTACACCTGGCGCGTAGCCAGCAACCCCTCCCACTGTTTGCGCATGGCATCAGCGGGGATCTTCCCCTCCGTCGCCAGCGCATGGGCGTACTCGTAGTCGTCTTTGGTGTTCAGGTGCTTGGGTGCCCCGATCATTGGTTATCCTCCGTAGGTAAACAGCACAACAGAATGGGCCGGCTTGCGGCGCCGGATGGCGCACTCCAGCACGGCATTGCCCCAAGAGCGCAGCGGCTCGCCGGCCGAGGCGCCGCCGGCCACGGCGTCGGTGACGGTGGTCTCCGGCGCGTTGACGGTGAAGGCATGCACCCAGCCGCCGTAGGTGAGCGCATCGCCGGCCACGGCCTGGCCAACATAGGGCGGGGTGTACTCGGTGATAGTCACCGTGTAGCCCAACCGCTCGGCCAGGGCGATGAAGTAGGCGGCGGACTGGCCGCCGGTCGAGGTCAGCCGCTCCAGCAGCGCCTCGCGGCGCTGGCTGATGGTGGTCAGCTCCCCGGTGCAGGTGTCGGGCAGGCCGGCGAAGGCCTCCCACTCGGTCAGCAGCTCGTACACCGTGCGCGGGTCGGTCTCGTCCAGCAGCGCATCGCCGCGCTCGTCCACGCGGGCGAACTCCACCGCCAGCGCCGCCAGCAGCTGGTCGGCCAGGCTGCCGCCCTCGCGCAGCGCATCCCACAGCCGCCCCGGCGGGAGCAGCGCCTGCAGCTGGGCCTTGTATTCGTTCGCGCCGGGCATGTTAGAGCGCCTGGAAGGTCAGGTTGCCGACGGTGGCGATCTCGCCCGCCGAGAGGGTCACGTCCGCGGCCGGGCTCACCAGCACATGGTCGGTCTCGCCCTCGGCCCGGCTGATGGCCTCGCGGATATGGGAGAGCAGCACCGTGCCGGAGCCGGCCCCGTCTTCCACCCCCGCCTCGCGCCGAAACAGATCCTCCAGCTCCGCCTGCACCGCCGCCTGCACGCTGGCCGTATTGGGCGAGAGCTGAATGGTCATATCCACCGCCACCGCCGTGGGCGCGTAACAGGTCAGCGCCGCCGTCACCGGGCGCAGCGCGTCCACGTAGTCCTGCACCGCCGCCACCTCGGCCGCGTCAGGGATGAAGTCCGCGTCGTCGTCGCGCACGAAGAACAGCCCCACCGTGCCGTCGCCGGTCCACTGCGGGAACACCCACACACGGGTCACCCCCTCCACCTCCAGCGCCCAGGCCTCATAGTCGGCCTCGCTGCCACCGTGGGGCGGGTTCTGCACCCGCGAGCGCAGCCGCTCGCGCAGGGCCGCATCGGTCTCCTCGTCGGCGCCGCCGGTCAGGCCGCCCGCCGCCACCGTGGCCGCCGACTGCACCCCTGCCACCGGCGAGACCAGCGACAGCGACACCCCGGCCGCCGCGCTCGTATCCTGCCCGGCGCTGGCGGCAGTCACCGCCACCGTGGCCGTGCCGCCGGTGATGGTGGCCTCGGCATCGGTGGTGTACTCGATGCCATCGGAGCGCTGCACGCTCGTGCCGGACGGGATGGTCGCCCCCTCGTTGCCGGCGAAGGTCACCTCGCCAGTGGCCGCCGCGGCCGCCTTGCGGCTCACGCCCCACCAGCTCGCCCAGCGGTCCAGAATCTCCGCCTCTGCCGTGTCCGGCACAATCTGCTTGGCCAGCCAGTCCAGATGCCCGTGCAGCCCATGCGCCGCACCCGCCAGGGTGCGCGCCAGCACCCCCAGCACCGCCCGGCGCAGGCGCGGGTCGGTGCCGGCCAGGCGGCTCTCGATATCCGCCGCGATGCGGTCAATCAGCTGCGGCAGGGTCGGTCGGTTAAACGCCATTTACGCGGCCTCCAATGGGTAATCGAAAACATCCTCAAAGCGCCCGCCGTCCGCCAGGCGAAGGGCCACATGCAGTCCCAGCACCCCGGTAGCCATCCACTCGGCGGTCACGCTCACCGCCAGCGCCACGCCATCCTCGATGAGCCAGGCCAGCGCCTCCTCGCTGTAGACTTGCGCCCGCTGGAGCACGTCCGCCGTCTGCTTTTCGCGGCCCAGCAGCCACAGCCGGGAGCCGATGCGGTCCCCGTCCAGCTCCGGCCAGGCATCCGCCCACCAGCCCCGGCGGTCGGCGCTGTTCGGTGCCCCCGGCAGCGGGTCGTCCGCCTCGGCGTGCCGGTCGGTGAACAGGCTCACCAGCACCGCCGCCCGCAGCCCGTCCTCGGTGGCGAGGTCCGCCCCGGCGGTGGCCAGGTCGAAGGTGAAGGCGCGGCCGTTGTAGAGAATCGCCAGGTCCATCGCTTACATCCCCTGATTCGGCGAGCCAGTGGTACCGCCCGAGTCGCCGGGGTGGTTGTGGCCGTTGTAGGTGTCACGCATGCCCTGCATGGAGCCCACGCCGTCGGTGATATCGCCGCTGGCCGTGATGTTGCCGTCCACCACCACATTGCCGTTGATGGTCACATTGCCGTCGTGGGTGGTGGTCGCCGTGATGTGGCAGGTGGGCGCGGTCACGTCGATATGCTGCACCGCCTCCACCCGCACCTGGTCGCGCTCGAACACGATCACATTGCCCAGGTCGTCATAGAGGGCGACTTCGCCGGGCTTGAGGTTTTTCAGGCGGAAGCGGCGGTCGGCCACGTTGACGGCCACGGTATGGCCGCGGCGACCGCCCAGGGAGAGCAGCAGCGCCTCGGCGCCGGGGTGTGGCCGGCTGGTGTAGCCATAGGGCTCCCAGTGCTCCACCTGGTCCAGTACCTCGTTGGCCAGCGCCTCCACCTGGAGTTGCTGCAACATGGCGGCCGGGTCCACCAGGCGCACCACCGAGCGGGTAACCAGCAGCTGCACCCGGCGCTTGAGCGGGGCCAGCAGGCGATTGATGCCTCGCACACTCAGCCCCACGGCGAGCCCTCCTTGTCCGGGTCCGGCAGCGCCACCAGGTCGGCCGCCTCGGGCGGCATCACGCGCAGCTCGGCGCGCTGGCCGTTGTCGTCCAGCAGGAACTGCACCGACATGATCAGCCGGTCGGCCTCGATGCCCATCCAGGCATCATCCACCGGCACCAGGTGATTGGGCACCCACAGGCCGGAGGCATGGCGCCAGTCGGCCACCGTGTACACCACGCCCTGGCCGCGGCCATAGGCGGTGTTGCGCTGCCACTCCGCCCGGCGCTTGCAGTCGGCCGTGGTGGACGGCCCATCCGCCACCACCACCAGCGGCCGGTACCGGCCAAGCCCCTTCAAGGCCTCGTCGCTCGCCGCGCCCTGCATGTGCGCCGCGGCGTCGCCGCTGCCCCAGTCGTCGCCGGTCTGCTGTCCCTGCACGATGTAGTCGCTGAATCGCTCCCGCGTGGTGAACTGCCCCGAGGCGGAACGGATGTTCTCACCCAGGCGCAGGGCGGTGTCGATACGGGCAGTGCCGGCACGGGTGATCACCAGATTGCCGTCGGTCTTCGAGACGATGCGCACGGCACGGCGGCGCGCCAGCCCCTCCAGGAAGTCCCACACAGTCTCGCCCGGCTCCAGTGCCTCAATCTTGAACGGCGCCCCCACGTCGGCCGTGGCGCTCACCTCGATGCCGAACCGTCCGGCCAGGTCTTTGGCGATGGCCAGAAGGGTCTGCCCCTTCCATTGCAGCGGCTTTCCCGCCTCGCCAGCCAGAGAGCAGTCCACCAGGTCGCCGGCCTTGCTGCGGCCGCTCACGGCGATGGTGTGGGTCTGTCCGTCATAGGCAGGCAGCGCCTCGTCCACGTAGCCGGTGACCACCCGCTCGTTACCGATCCACACCTCGCACGGCATGCCGGCGCGAATCGGCCGGGGCGCCGCCTGCTCGCCCCAGCGCTCGGTCAAGGTCAACTCAAAGGTGTCGGCCACACTCTCGATGGAGCGCATCACCCGGATGCGGGTCCAGCCGCCGTAGACCTGGCCGCCGAGCTTGAGACGAACGTCAGGCACTCAGCACCTCCAGCGAACTGCCGCCAGCAACGAAGCCGGGGTTGCGCACTCCGTTGCGGGCGGCGATCTCATCGGCACGGGTCGCATCCCCATGCACCTGGTGCGCCACCACCAACGCCGGCAGCGTCACCTTGGGGGTGTAGATGGTGATGGACGGCAGCTGCGCCCCGCGGGTGCGCAGGTCTTCAGCCACCGCCGAGCGCAGCGCCGCCAGCGCCTGATAGATGCCGTCGTCCAGCGGCGCGCCGCTCACCGGGTCGGTCGCCTCCATCTGATCGTCCAGAGCGTCGAGCAGCTGGGCGCGAATGGATAGCGCGTCGTCCCGCGAGGCGGTCACGCCATCACGGGTCACACGGGCGGTAAAGTCGGTCGAGGCCGCCGAGCGGCAGGCGCCACACAGGGCGGCGCGGCGGGTCAGCTGCTGCATGGCATCGGCAGCCCTAGCCTGCCCCTTGCGCGTGCCGGTGGTGGTCGGCACCGACGGACTGGAGCTGCCGGCGCCAAACAGGTTGCCGTACATGTTGAGTGCGCGCAGCGGTTCGGCGGCCACGCTCTCGATGGTGCCGATGGCGCCGATGAGCGCCACCGCCATATTGCCCGGCGTGCGGATGGCGGCCGCAATCGGCCCGGCCACATCGCCCACCATGCGGGTCAGCTCTCCCAGGGTCCGGTCCAGCTCGCCCTCCAGCTCCGAGAAGACCCACGCCGGCTTGCCTTCGGTGGCGGCGGTAAAGGTCTCGGTGAAGTCGGCCACCGCCTCGGTCTCCAGCGCATCGGCCGCCGCCGTGACGGCTGCCGCGGTGTCGGTCTGGGAGGTCGGCAACTGCGCCTCGCCAGCCTCGACAAAGGTCAGCGAGAAAGTGGCCCGGCCGCCGTCGCGGCTCGACTCGCGCACCCGCGCCTCGGCCACCGCCACCCGGCGCGTGCCGTACCAGGGATGCACCAGCGTGCCAGGGCCTGGCTTCTCGATGGCCTCGATCAACGCATCGCGGGCGGCAAGGTAGTCGGCGCCATCGACGAACACCTCCACCTTGAAGCGGCGCGCCTTGCGGCCGAGGTCTTCGGCATACGGGATATCGCGCTGCGGATACTCATGCACCTGCACCCGGCGCCCAAACTCCAGCGAAGCCTGGGGCACAATGAAGCGCACCCCGCGGAATGAGCCCTGCAGCGGCACCCCTTCGACGGAACCGGACTTGATTTTGTCGCGCCAGGTCACTGTACTAACATCTCCAATGTGTCAAACGCTGAACGGGAGATCAGCTATGCAAACTACTCAACGCCTTGCTGCGGTTGCTGCCGCGCTATCCCTAGCCCTTACCGGGCTATTCGCTTACGGCACCTGGGACATCCTTCCCTGGTGGGTTTTTCCTGTGGCCTTCATTCTCTGTTGGTCCTATCTCTACAACGGCTGGGTCAAGCAAGCCGCCCGCGAGAACATGGCCAACCTGTCAAGTCGCTAAGGCCCCATCATCGTCAGCCCGGAATCGACCTCCATGTCCAGGTCCGGACTGTCGCTGCGCACCTCGCGCACGCGGGCACGCTTGTCGTCAAGCTCCACCACCGCCGTCACCCGACCACTGGGCGGTGCCATGCCGGCGCGGGCGGCCAGATTCACATCCAGGGCGCGCTGCGCCTCCTCGTTACCCAGCTTTGCCAGGACGGTGGCAATGGTCCCGCCGATGGTGTCGCGGGTGTCATCGCTCAGCAGGTACTTGTCGATCATCCGGCCGATGCCCCAGCCGGCCGCACCGGCCGCCGCCACCGCCGCGCCCGCCGTACCGACCGCGCCGGCGCCCATCGCCCCGATGGTCT